CGAATCTAGAGTTCGGTGTAGTAGGCGTGTTGAACCAGAACGATCCATACGATACATACAACCAACAGAACGTCGGTGTGTATCCTGAAGGATACAATCCTAACGGATTCGTGAGAGACGTTGGAGTGTATGCAAAAATAACAATTCCATTGGGGAAGGTACCCAAGACAAGGTTGGATTGTAACCGACTATATCAGTTAGAGTTACGTGCAAGGGAATTGGAAATAAAAAAACTGGAAGCAGAGGTATACAATCTACGTAACCTCAAGTTTGCAGAGGGCACGGACTAGGGAGAACAGATCGTGGCAGAAATAGAAATTGCAGGTATAAAGTTTCAAGGTGGTATGATGGCGATTGCATTTACCGCATTGACCACACTCGGTGGTGCATCATGGGGTACATTCGAGTTTTACAAAGACTATATGGACATGAAAGAAATTGTTCAGAACATCGACGTGGGTGATATTCAAGCACGTAACGATGTGATTGAGGTCAAACTCGATGAGGCAATCGACTACTCTCGATCAATTAAGAATGACCTAAGAGACGATTTTAACCGCATGGAACGTCGTGTAGACCGCTTCTCGACCACTGTAAGGTCAATGGAAGAGAAGGTGGATGATCAGGTAGAACGGGCAAACGAGAAGTTTGACATGAAACGAGAGACCCTACAGAATGACACCAGACTCATGGTTGAACAACTCGAAGACCGATTAAACAAAAAGATTCAGAGCGTTTTGGATAATCCACTGGCAGACTAAATAGAAACACGATAATCTATTTGGAACTGTTTTATGCATTTGTTTGATGAATTACAAGACTCTACCTTTGAGCTATACGCGATACGACACTACTACAATCCACGATGTGTGGACGCAGAAGAGTTCTACGAAGATCTAAAACGTTTTAAGTACATTAAACGTCTCATTACCCGTTACAATGATAACGGAAATCCCCCAGTCAATCTACTACTTAACCACCTCATCGTTGTATTCAACGTGTTTGGGGTGGATGCGGGTCTACGAATGTTAGAGTTCAAGATCCAAAGTGAAGATGATTGGTCAATAATAAAACCCTTCCTGATCTATCTTAGACATATAGAAAACACTAAATATGCTAGTACCCCAATGGATCCACGGATCGTTGAAGAACTGAGGAAAATATAATGTCACTAGCATCAAGAGCAGGTGATCTCTACTACACATTTCGATTCATCAAGATGTTAACCACACCTTGGGAAGACACTGACGCATTCAAGTTAGGTCTCATTGACAATAACGGTAAACGTGATAAGTCAAAAAAGATATCAACTGCTGAAGAGAAGGATGCCTATAGCACATTCATGCGTTTAGTATTTAACGTCAAACGTCTACTGAACAAAGTACCCGGTGGATCAAGTAAACTTGCATCCTATGCTGCTGCACTATTCCTGATCAAAGAAAAGTACGAGATGAGTGATAGGTCAATAGACAAGATCGTTGCCAATTCGGATTTAGATTTTGAATTACTTGAAGGTGATTCTTCGTGGTATACTTCAGACGCAGGACAACTAGGACAAGGTGTCTACCGACTGAATGAAAACAAACTGGATATCACACACTGTTCAGAAATCGCAAACAAAAACGATACAGTGAGAGTTAAGGATGGATGTTTCCCTGTAGGAAACGTGTTGGGTCACAAGGTTTATTGTGTCGAACATATAAATACAGGACATTCCTTATATATCACTCTAGGAGAAATAACTCGGTGAAAACCTTTAAACAGATGTACGAAGATGCCATGACTACGGCAGACGCAGGCATACCTCAAGACACGAAGGATATGATGCCTAAGAAGAAGAGGAAGACCAGACCACTAACCCGTAACTATATTGAAGTTGCAGGTAAAAGGGTTAAAAGATCTAAGTGAAGACGTACGCATCCCTACTATGTCTAATGTTATTGACAGGATGTGTTGCGGTCTCTGGTAACCTAGAACAAAGGAAGAACATTGAGTCAGGTGATCCTTACTTCGTAATTGGTATGGAAGTTAGTTACCCCGCAAAGAAGTTTATATCCCCCGAAGAGTGGATTGAGTTTCATAAACTACCCGGTCACCAAAAAACCATGATGTACGAGTACTATAAGGAGCGAGAAGAAATTGAAGAAAATTGGGCAAGGATTATCGAGGATTGTCTCCTCCGTTTCACAATCGATTGTTAAGTTATACACCAATGAGTGGGAAGTTCATATATGGAGAGACGAGTCCTCACGAGTAGAGTACCGTTTCAAACATATAGATAAAATCAACAGCAAATGTCTGAAGGGGGTTCTGACCACCGGAGAGGCGTTTGAATTGACTACTCAATATCCCTTTAATTACCAGATCAAAAAGGTTAAATAATGTTCGGAATGATAAAGATGTTACCCATCCTAATTATACTTGCAGTTGCAGGTTGGGGATACCACACAGTGACTCTCGGTAAAGCTGAGAAACAAATCGCACAGTTAGAATCTAACAACGTCATACTCAAGACCAATCAGATCCAGATGGAACAGGCACTGGAAACAGAGAAGAAGTCAAGAGAACGTGCAGAAAACAATCTACAGAATCAACTCAAAGCAGTAGGGGAATTGACTGAGAAGTCTAACCAACTGAAAGCGGAACGTGACGAGTACCTAAGTATATTCAAACGTCATGATATGACCAGACTTGCACGTGCGAAACCCGGTCTTATAGAACCCCGTATTAATAAAGGAACGGCTGCGGTATTCCGTTCAATTGAGACAGACAGTAAGGAGATAGAAAATGCTGAATAGGATCCTTGCGATATCATCATTAGTGTTACTGACAGGATGTGCAGGTCTACCATCGTGGAATGCCACCCCCGTCATCCCAGAACCAGTCATCAAGACTGTAACTGAATACAAGACTTTAGAGATTTACCAACCACCATTACCACAAGCTATCTCCCTAGAGGATGTGGAGTTCTTTGTAATCACGGAGAAGAATAAGGATGAGAAGATTGCTGAGTTAGAAAAAATGCAGTCAGGATCATTTGTCCTATTCGGATTAACTCCACAGGGTTATGAGAACATGGCGTATAACCTACAAGAGATTCGTAGATATATACGTGAACAGAAAGAGATTGTTCTGTACTATCGAAAAGCAACACAAGAAGATGAAGATACCGATAGTCAGGATTGGTTGAAAAAGAATGAAGAATTGTCATCTGATCAATTGACAAACGACTAAGTATAGCGTATAATGTACTCTTACAAAACACTTTAAAAACAAAAAACCGAGACAAACCTATATGTCAGTCAAGATTGAGAAAAACCGCGACTCCGTCCTTCAGGATTACGCAGTAGGAATGCTGAAAGACTTCTACCTAATCGAAGGGGAAAAGACTCCACAAGAAGCTTATAAACGTGCAGCGACCGCGTGGTCAGGTGGTGATGATGCACTCGCTCAGAGACTATATGATTATGTCTCTCAGAAGTGGTTCATGTTTGCTTCACCGGTACTGTCTAATGCCCCCGCCCTTAACGGCAAAGGTAAGCAGAAAGGATTGCCTATATCATGTTTCTTGACATATGTACCTGATACTCTTGAAGGTCTGATCGACCATACCGCAGAACTACGATGGTTGTCTGTGTTCGGTGGTGGTGTAGGTGGACACTGGAGTGATGTACGCACAGTGTCTGATGTTGCACCTGGCCCTATGCCGTTCATTCATACCGTAGATGCGGACATGATTGCATACCGCCAAGGTAAGACTCGTAAGGGTTCCTACGCAGCATACATGGACGTGTCTCACCCCGATATCATTGAGTTCCTGAACATGCGTATACCTACGGGTGACGTACAACGTAAGGCATTGAACCTACACAATGCTATCAATATTACTGATGAGTTCATGGTAGCAGTCACCACTGGCGTCGACTTTGACCTACGAGACCCCAAAGATCAATCAGTCAAAGAAACTATCAACGCACGTAAGTTATGGGAACGTATCATTGAGACTCGTTTCCGTACGGGCGAACCTTACTTAAACTTCATTGACACTGCAAACCGCGATCTACCCCAACCTCTAAAGGATCTGGGATTAAAGATCAATGGTAGTAATCTCTGTAATGAGATCCACCTACCCACTTCAGCTGAACGTACTGCGGTGTGTTGTTTGTCGTCGCTTAATTTGGAATATTATGATGACTGGAAAGACACTACAATCGTCCAAGACCTTATTTGCATGTTGGATAATGTCCTTGACTATTTCATCGAACACGCACCCGACAGCATTCAACGTGCAAAGTTCTCTGCCTCCCGAGAAAGAAGTATCGGACTTGGTGCAATGGGTTTCCACTCCCTATTACAGAAACATGGTGTTGCGTGGGAGTCAGACAAGGCACGAGAGATCAATGATGTCGTGTTCGACCATATTAACACAGCAGCAGTGGCAGAGACTAAAAGACTTGCAGAGACAAAAGGTGAATATCCAGATGGGATTGGAAGTGGACGACGCAACTCGCACCTGCTTGCAATTGCACCAAATGCCTCATCTGGAGTCATACTATCAACCAGTCCCTCTATAGAACCACTGAAGGCATGTGCGTATACTCATAGAACTCGCGCTGGTTCCTTCCTTGTAAAGAACATATACTTGACGGAGTTGTTGGATGCGAAAGGTGAGAACACCGAGTCTAACTGGACTTCAATCATTACCAACAAGGGTTCGGTACAACACTTACCATTCTTGACTGAAGGTGAGAAGGCAATATTTAAGACCGCACAGGAGTTGGATCAGAACTGGGTAGTACAACACGCAGCGGATCGACAGAAGTATATCTGTCAAGGACAGTCAGTAAATCTGTTCTTCCCAACGGGAGTACCAAAGTCTTACGTGAACAGCGTCCACATTAAAGCATGGAAAGAAGGACTTAAAGGTCTGTATTACCTAAGAACTGAAGCAAAGTCCCGTGCAGAGAATGTATCGGAGAAGGTAGAACGTGTTGCATTGCAAAGTGACATGCGTACTCTAGTATATACTAAAAAGAATTGTCCCTTCTGTCAACTCGCAAAGGAAGAGTTGAAATTAAGGGGAATACCATACGACGAGATAGATCTAGCAGAAGTGGGTAAAACTGCTGCGGAAATAACTGGCCGGAAGGATGTTAAAACGGTGCCGCAGATTTATCTGGACGGCGAATACATTGGCGGATACGACGACCTCATGGCAGTTTTGAACAATACAAATGCACAAGAGTCTGAGGAATGTCGTGCATGTGAGGGTTAAATGGGATGGAAAGCATACCAAGTTTTGGCGGTAAGACAAGAATAAATGGATGGATGATGTTGACGAAAGAGAAGTCCATGTCTTTCCGCAATATGGTTGAGGGCAAAGGGAATTATGATCATAACTTTTGTTTAAAACTAAATAAGTTCTTTACAAGGAATGCAACTAAGAGAAGAGTTGCAATTGATGTTGGTGCATCATACGGGTTCGTGAGTGAATATCTTGCGGGGGCGTTCTCCGAGGTCAAAGCCTTTGAGATCGTACCACAGATTAGAGAATGTTTGATAGAAAATGTGAGTTATCGATCACTAGCTTCTGTTGAAGTTTTCCCATATGGATTGGGAGAGGAAGAAGGTGAAATAGATATATATTTCAACCCACTCTATACAGGACATTCATCACATTATAAAAACATTGATATTCAAAATGAGGAACCTTTGCAATGTGAAGTTAGAACGTTAGATTCCTTTGAGTTTGATGAGGTAGACTTCATCAAGATAGATGTTGAGGGTTTCGAACTTCAGGTGTTGAAGGGTGCATTAGAAACGATAAAGACACATCGACCAGTCATCACCACAGAACATTCCATACAGACACCGAGTGCAGTAAAGAACTCATTCGGTGTTGTGCAATTAATGGAGAGTCTGGATTACGAATATATTCGTACAATCGGTGGGGACTTCATATGGAGTCCAAAAGAATACAACCATATAGTTTAATTAATCAGAGGCAAGATAAATGCTGTTAGAGTTCAGTAAAACGTATAAACCTTTCATGTACCCATGGGCAGTCGAACTGACAAAGAAACATGAAGAGGTTCACTGGGTAGAAGATGAAGCTGAACTTAGTGAAGACGTTCAGGATTGGAAGACTAAACTTACGACAGAAGAGAAGGAGTTTATTACTCAGGTACTGCGTTTGTTCACACAGAGTGACGTACAGGTAGGAGAGAACTACCACGAGTTATTGATTCCTAAGTTTAAAAACAATGAAGTTCGTAACATGTTGTCATCCTTTGCGAATCGGGAAGGGGTACACCAACGTGCATATGCATTGTTGAATGATACTCTTGGTCTACCAGATGAAGAACATTCTGCATTTATGGAATACAAGGAGATGGCGGACAAGATTGACTTCATGAAAGAGGGTAACATCAATACCCAAACAGGTCTTGCATTAATACTCGCACAGTCTGTATTCAACGAAGGTATGTCATTGTTCGCATCGTTTGTGATGTTGTTGAACTTCCAACGTTTCGGTAAGATGAAAGGTATGGGAACAATCGTTGAGTGGTCTATCAGAGATGAGACTATTCACGTGCAGGGTAATGCAAAGTTATTCCGTGAGTTCTGTGACGAACATCCTCGCATCGTAAATGATGAGTTGAAGTCTAAGATATATACTATGGCAAAGAATGCTGTTAAACTGGAAGATCGATTCATCACTCTGGCATATAAGTCAGGCGATATTGAAGGTTTATCAGAGACTGATGTGAAACAATATATCCGTCACATTGCAGATCGTAGACTGTTACAACTGGGTATGAAACCTAAGTTTGGCGTCAAGGATAATCCGTTACCGTGGTTGGACTGGGTATTGAATGGTGCATCACACGATAACTTCTTTGAGAAACGTGTTACCGAATATTCGGTTAACGGAATGGAAGGCGACTGGGGTTGGGAAGACCTAAAGGTCGTCGCGGTATGAGGAATTGCCAATGGAATATGAATACGAAATGGTCTGTGGGGTGTGTGATGTCTCCTCCTCACTAGTAGTGAAAGACTCTGAAGAGAAACCTACCCACTGTCCTATGTGTGGTACGCCTTCTCAAGAGGAGTGGGAAGATTAATAATTGGTTTTATGAAAACCTAGCCTTTGAACCCGACGAAGAGTTTCTAAAAGACTTCGTCGGGTTTGTCTATTGTATCACCGACCCAGATGGGAAGAAATACATAGGCAAAAAGTTCTTCTGGTCGACTCGAAGACTCCCTCCTTTGAAGGGATCTAAACGAAAACGGAAAGTCACCAAACAGTCTGACTGGAGAGAGTACTACGGTAGTAACGAGACTCTAAAGATACTGGTAGAACATCAAGGCGGTGAAAAATACGAACGAGAGATCCTGCGTCTATGTAAGACGAAGGGGGATTGCTCTTATTACGAGGCTAAACTTCAGTTTCAATACGATGTTTTGTTGCGTGATGATTATTACAATGCCTTTATTGGATGTAAAATACACGCAAAACATTTAACTGGAGAACCAGATGGCTAACTTGGCCGCTGCATATTGGGGACACGATTCCTCAATATGTTTTTATAACGACCAAAGTAAAACCTTTCACGTAATAGAAATAGAGAAACTAACCGGAATTAAACACTATCGTGGACATGCACGGTACGAAGAACAAAAAGAAATACTAGAGAGATGTCTTAAAGTATCCGAAGAAGACTTCGGCATCGAGAACGACTATGACGTTTTCATTGTGGGATCAGATGTTGATGAACAGATAAATCCTCTGTGTCTAGATCCAGACATTGTCAAACAGGTCTTCAATGTACGCGAGACCACCACTCATCATCGTCACCATGCTGCACATGCATGGGGCGCATATGCTCAGTCCCCATGGGTAACTAAACCGTGCACTGTCTTTACTCACGATGCGGGTGGAGACGACGGTCATACTCATATATGGAGAGCTAATTCCAAACGTCTCCGATCCTTAAATGAAGTAAACTACGACAGAACCGCCTACGAGAACATTGACACCAGATTTTTTGGTCGTAACTATAATATTTCTTCTGGTCTCGGATGTCAAAACATGGTAGGTGTAACCCCCAACCCATTAGATATGGCAGGTAAAGTCATGGGTGCATCTGCATATGGCGATCATATGTCATACTTCGGTCACTGTGGTAAGGGTCTGATAAACGAAGACGAAGAGATTACTGAGGCAATAAATCCATCTTTCCCTTGGTTCCGACAGCAGTACACGAAGACCGAACAAGGTCTCGTGCGAGATAACATTATTCGTTATGGAAGGACATTTAGTAGTGGTAAGGAATGGTGGGTTGATAATCAAGCAGACTCGCCGGAAGAACATAACTATTTTCAAATGTTCATTAGTCCTTTACAACTCACGTGGGAAGAAGAGTGTGACGTTGCAGCAGGTATCCAAAGACAACACGAAGACAATGTATTAGAGTACCTACAGACACCCAGAGTGTGGGAAGAGATTGTCCGTAATGGTAAACGTCTAGTGATCTCGGGTGGTTGTGGATTAAACATACTAACCAATACTCGTATACAAGACGAGTTGGGTCTTGAGGTATTTGTTCCACCCGATGTGCATGATAGTGGATTACCTTTCGGTATGTTATGTAAATATATGTCAGTCAATGGTATGCGTGAGTTCGAAGGGGTGGACATTCGATATGCAGGTCAACCTATACAGGACATGGAATTGTTGGATGTACATGAATCAACTATAATTACTCTGGAACAATTAGCGGATCTATTAAAGGATGATAAGATACTAGGATTGGTTCAAGGTACCTCAGAGGTAGGCCCTCGTGCGTTAGGCAACCGTTCTATCATCTGTGACCCCAAGGGTTGGGATAAGAAGGACAAGGTTAACATAGTCAAATGCAGAGAGAACTACAGACCGTTTGCTCCCATGGTAAGACAGGAAGACGCACATATATACTTTGAAGCAACATCATATGACAACCTAGAGTATATGAACTTCAGTGTCAAAGCGCGTGAAGAGTATAAAGAAGAACTTGCAGCAGTGACTCATGTAGATGGCACGGCAAGGGTGCAGTCAGTTACCAGAAAGTCGAATGCGCTTGTGTACGACCTTCTCAGTGCGTGTGGCGGGGTGTTACTGAACACTTCTTTCAATGTTAAGGGGAAACCGATACTAAATACTTTGAAAGAAGCATTTGAAGTATTGGAAGAAACTGCGTTAGATGGAGTCGTGGTATATCATGATGAAAAACTTCATTACTTTACTTCCGAACTATTATAAATAATTGTATCATAAAATAAGGATTCACCGTGTTAACCTTTGAACAATTTTTAAACGAGGGTGTCAATGACCCTGCAATCTTCAAAGCAATCTTCCTTGCGGGCGGGCCAGGTTCTGGTAAGTCATTCATTGTCGGTAAGACAGGTCTGACCTCTATGGGTTATAAAGTTGTAAACTCTGATGATGCGTTCGAGTCTGCAATGAAGAAGGCTGGTATGGAAATGGATCCAGACAACATCTTCTCTGTTCAAGGACAAGAACTTCGTGGTAAGGCAAAGAAACTAACTGGTACCAAACAAGCTATGTACATTAAGGGTCGTCTAGGTTTGGTAATCGATGGCACTGGTAAGGATCCACGTAAGATTTCTAAACAGGCAATTCAACTACGTGCGCTTGGTTACGATGTCGCAATGATTTTCGTAAACACTGATCTCGATACTGCGATCTCCCGCGATGCACAACGTTCTCGTACACTGGGTGCTAAAGGCGTCACAGATTACTGGAAAGCGGTACAAAAGAATATTGGTAATTTCCAGCAAATGTTCGGTAAAAAGAACTTCCTAGTAGTGGATAACTCTGAAGGTAAGGATTACCAGAAAGAGACTGTCCGTGCATACCGTGATGCCACTAAGTTCACTAAGGCACCTATAGCGAATAGTAAGGCGAAGGGTTGGATCAAGAAAGAGACGGCCAAGCGTAGTAAAAGATAACGCTTGACATAACACCTACATAACTGTATAATGAGCTTCAATGCGTTAAGGATAAGAATATTATGGCACTAACTGCTATTAGATACCAAGTCTATGAGATACTAGATAAAGTAACTAACACTAAATCAAGACAAGACAAAGTATCTATACTAAAAGAATACCAGAATAATGCACTAAAAGATGTATTACGGGGTACCTTTGACAATGTTATTCAGTGGAATCTACCTGCTGGATCGGTACCCTATAACCCCACCTCCGAAGAATCTCCCCCTACATCCCTGCTCAAGCAACACATGAACTTCAAGTATTTTGTGAAGGGATTGTTGGCGTCTGAACAGTTGACAAAGGTTCGAAGAGAAAAGATGTTTTTGGATATGTGTGAATCCATACATCCTCGTGATGCGGACTTGATCATCGGTATGATTAACAAAAAGATGCCTGTTAAAGGTATCACCAAGAAGCTGGTAATGGAGGCATTCCCAGAATTACTTCATGAATAACTAACCCAATAAGATAAGGAGAGAGTATGGTTGGAACCACAAATCAACTTGAAAGACTTAGAAAAGACTCGCGAGAGTTGGGACATTTCATTCATAAACTAAATAAGAAAGGCAAACCGGACATTGCATATAAAGTCGCGAAACGTCAAACGTTTTTAGAGACTGCAATCTCTCAAGCTGAATCTCGCCTAAGGGGGTGATCCTGTATCTGGAACAGGCCCCTTTATTGGGGTCTATTTCATACAGGAACTATAATATTATGCCAACATACGATCTGAAGAATACCAAGACCGGAGAAGTCAAAGAAATGATTGTCTCTATCAGCACCATGACCGAAATGGTCGAGTCCGGCGAATGGACTAATCAAATAAACTCTGCACCAAAACTAGTCACTCACAGCGGTTCTATACTGAACAAGACCAGTTCTGACTGGAAAAACAAACTCACCCAAATTAAACAGGGCACTAGTCGCATGGTTAAGAATAGTATTCATGACTAAATGGTGGAGAATCTGGGCGAAGAGTCTAGGGGAGAAAGTTGGTGAAACAGATAAACAAGCTAATACTATTGCTTTTATTAGGACTCTTTGGTGGTTTACTCATATGGCGACTTGTGTCGCTATCATCCTTAACGCAGTAGCAAATCACGGTTGGGGGTTAATAGGATTATAACTATAACTCCCCCCGCACTAGACGTTCTAAAGAAAAGATTAGAGGGTCGTTCTGACTGTGATGGTATTCGTCTGAGAGTCGACACTGCTGGATGTAGTGGTTACGCATATGGAATGGAATATTCTTACGCCCAATCGTATGAGGATATAACAGTGACCGTAGAGGACGTGACTTTAATTATTGATCCTAAGAGTGTGCCGTTTCTAACTGGGACAAGACTTGAGTATCTGGTCGAAGGACTGAACGAAGGGTTTCAGTTCGTCAACCCTAATGTAACTGGCGAATGTGGTTGTGGAGAAAGTTTTTATGTGGAGAAATAGTTTTAAATGAAGAGAGAACATTCAGAATCCATGAATATACGCATGGAACATTTACGTACCATCGAACCCGCCACTATACGACAGCAAGATGCATTTGATGCATATAAGGCGGGTAACAACCTTGCACTGGTAGGTACGGCGGGTACAGGAAAGACTTTCCTTGCAATGTACTTCGCACTGGTAGAGATACTTGACAAGAGTACCCCTTATAGTCATCTTCACATCATTAGATCTGCGGTACCTACTCGCGAGGTGGGATTCTTACCGGGAACTATTGAGGAGAAACTACAAGCATTCACTGGGCCATATCGTGCAGTCGCTGCAGATCTTTTTGAAGACGATCGCGCCTATGAGAAGTTGGTTCATAATAAATACATTGAGTTCGAGTCGACATCATACATACGAGGTATCACATTTGACGATACTATAATATTAGTTGATGAGATGCAAAACCTGAACTTCCATGAACTCGATTCGGTGATTACCCGTATAGGTAATAACTGTAAGGTGATTTTCTGTGGGGATGGTAAACAGTCGGACTTCAAGACAGACAAAGATAAGAAGGGTATTAGTACGTTCCTAGAGATACTGGAACAGATGAAACTCTTCGAAACAGTGAACTTCTCGTGGGAGGATATAGTCAGAAGTGGTCTAGTAAGAGACTATATAATGACTAAGGAACACATGGGAATCGCATAGCGAGGAGAAGAACAATGAGTGATATATTCGATTTTGGTTTTACTGCGGTAACAGAGGACGAGTTAGAAGTCGTCACTACCGAACGTGAAGCTGGGACTGAGACGCAAGAACGACTGGAAAGGTTGTTCAACGCAATCACCCCACTGTTAAACAATCTCAAAAAGAATCCGGAGAAGGATTACATTCTCTGGCCAAACAGACTAAGTAAAGTAGAACAGTTTGAAGACATGTTACAATCAATCTATCAAGGAGACAAGTAGTGAATAGGCAAGAAGTGTTTGAAACATTAAAAGTGGACGAAGGTGTAGAATATGAAATCTATAACGACCATCTTGGGTACGCAACATTTGGTGTCGGGCACCTCGTACTTGAAACTGACCCCGAACACGGACAACCGGTTGGAACCCCAATCAGTGAAGACAGAGTTGCCGAGTGTTTTGACAACGACCTCAATACAGCAATCAGCGAGTGTCATGCTTTATACGGACAGGGCGACTTTGAT